TCAATGATCGTTGGTGTTTTGAATTTGAAGTAGAAAATCAAAATCTCTTTACCAGTGGTATGGATCAGTTGTCTGTGTTAAAAGCAGACTGTGCAGGCGTTCCCATGCTGGTTGGACTCAATGAATCAGCACAAATTGGCACTGTATTGTCAGTAGACACAAACGTATGGTTTGCACTAATAGAATAAATATAACATAGGAAAATTGACCATGTCTGAAACCACAGAAATTGAAAAAAAGAGTTTGGAAGCACACGTTGAACTGTGTGCAGAACGCTACAACCAACTGGAACAGCGATTTGAGCATGTTGATGAAAAAATTGTCGGCCTCGAAAAACTCATGCGCGAAGTACATGACATGGTGCAACGCATGACAGAAAAACGCACTGATCAATTGATCAGCTGGGGCCTGGGCATAATTGGCATGTTGATTGGCACAATTGGTTGGTTAATGGCTTCCTACGTTTTTAAATAAATGAAAGATCAAGAATTAGAAGCTTGGGTGCGTGGCGAATTACGCACTATCATGCCCAATTTTATTTGGCGCAATGACCACGGTGATTATGAATTGTTTGGCCGATATCGAATAGTTTCAAATCGCCCTGGATACACTGTGTATTGTCAAGCCGACTCAGTGGGCGATTTTAGCTCAACTAGAACTGCTGTGAGTTGGTGTGTGGCGGACAAATATCAAAATTACAATTTGGCACGTGATATATTGCGCACAGACAACCGGTTAACATATGTAGCCAATGATATATTTGTTAGAATGGCTGTGGCAAACAAGAGTAAAAAGCCCGAATTTAGAGAATCAATTGATACAAAATTAGAAACCAAAGTAATTCGCCGAAAAGAACTAGAAAATGAATTGACCAAATATATTAATTTGGCTAAATATTTACAACAAAAAGGATTCGATAATGAAACTGCAAGATCTGGCCGCGCCACAAAAAATCAAACAAGTCGCTAAAGTGATGGAAAGTCATTTTGGTCAAAACGTTAGTTTTGAGTCAATTTCAAAGCGTCAAGCACATACAATGTTAAACCGTGTGCGTGGTTTGATCAGCGAACATCGTCGTCAACCTGAATTCCATAGCAGTGAGAAAAATCCTGCTTACTTAAAATTGGTCATGATGGAACAGGCCTTGTCTAGCCGTATCAGTGAGCAAGATGTTGCCACAACTACAGCTCCAGTTGGACAAACCCCACAACAGGCTGCTGCATTACAATCACAACAGCAAATGCAAAAACGCGAACAGATTAAAGATCAGCTTCGTGCCATGGATGAAGAAGATGCAGATCGTCGTAAACAACGTGCTGACCTACAAAAACAATTGAGCATGGCCGAAAGCCAACATAGTTTGCGTCGCCGACTAAAAGAATCTGAAGTACAACAGGCACAAGTTGTGTTGGCATCACAGGACATGGTTGATCAAGTACAAAAAATGATTGAACAAGTTACTTCAATGCAGTTCAAAGATTTGCCAGCTCTAATTGATCAAATCAAAAACGAAGTTGGTGTTGACCAAGCTCAACAATTCAATGCAGATGCCACAGCGGCTCTAGCAGGTCTAACACAGAACTTGCAAGGTTCCAAAGGACAGTTAGAAACAGCTCTGGGTGTGGTCACAGGACAAGCTCCTGCTGTTCCGGGTGCTGACATGGCTCCTGCAGAAATGCCTGTTCCTGACATGGGCGCAGAAGAATTACCAGCTCCTGAAGAAGATGAAGAAGAATTTTCTGATTTAGAAGTCAGTTTGGGCCGCGGCAAGAGATAATGCGTTTACATGAGTTTGCTGATCCCAATGCTCAAAAGCTATTGGCATTGACTACATGGTTGGCCGATCGTGCCCAGGATGAAAACGCTCGAGGCCAGATCAGTCAAAAAGCATTCATAGACGTGGCCAAAAGTCTTGGTGTCAACGTTACTGAAACAAACCTGGGTGAACTTATTGCCCAGGATCCTCTTCGAAATGTACTAGAACCATTGGATCCAAACTCTGGTGTGGTTCGATTCCGAGGCGAATTGGAAACCACAGCAGGCATGACAGTGGATCAAGCTAGAGCCACTGTAGATTCCAATGCCAAGGCCGCTCTCAAGCGCCGAATGAAATAACCAAAACGGTTGTAAATACACACAAACTGTAGTACAATAACACATGGAGATGTATTATGGCCTATTCAGAAAAAGTATTAGATCACTACGATAATCCACGCAACGTGGGCAAAATGGACGCCAACGACCCTGATGTTGGGTCTGGCACTGTGGGAGCCCCCTCGTGTGGGGATGTCATGCGTTTACAAATCCGAGTACAAGATGGAGTAATTACAGATGCCAAATTTAAAACATATGGTTGCGGATCAGCCATTGCGAGCTCCTCACTCGTTACCGAATGGGTCAAGGGCAAAAGTCTTGACGAGGCAGGCTCAATTAAGAACAGCCAGATTGCTGAAGAACTCGCGTTGCCGCCTGTTAAGATCCACTGCTCAATACTCGCAGAAGACGCGATAAAAGCTGCCATAGAAGACTATAGGAAAAAACATGATAACAATAACTGAACAAGCACAGGCCAAGATTGCTGACATCTTGGCCGAAGAAAACAAACCCAATCTAAAAGTTCGTGCATTTGTGCAGGGCGGCGGATGCTCAGGATTTCAGTATGGATTTACGCTGGATGAAGAAACTGGCGAAGACGACTTTGAAGTCGGCGGAGTGTTGGTAGACTCCATGAGCATGCAATATCTTGCTGGGGCTGTGATTGACTACAAAGACGATGTCAACGGCAGCAGTTTTGTAATCAACAATCCCAACGCCGAAACAACCTGCGGCTGTGGGTCCAGCTTCTCGGCATGATTTCAGTTACTCCGACAGCTGCCAGTAAAATAGCACGCAACCTAGATCGACGTGGCGGCGGCATGGGCATACGCATAGGTGTACGCACCACTGGTTGCTCAGGGCTTGCCTATGTGCTGGAGTATGTGGACGCTCTACAAGAGGGAGATGATGCAGAATTGCACGATGGATTCAGTGTAGTTGTCAACAAAAAAGATCAACCCTATTTGCAAAATCTGCAGATTGATTATGTGCGTCAAGGCCTCAACGAAGGATTTCAATTTATCAACGATGCAGAAAAAGACCGCTGTGGTTGCGGAGAAAGTTTTAGAATTTGATGTTCAATCCTCGATTTGAATACACACCAGTTCCAAGAGTAGAAATCAATGGCAAACGCTTTTATGCCACACCCGACGGCAACAAGTTGCCCTCAGTGACCACTATACTGGATCGAACCAAGCCACCAGAAAAAATGAAGGCTCTGCAAGAATGGCGCCGGCGTGTGGGCGAACAAAAAGCCCAGCAAATTACCACAGAGGCTGCCAACCGCGGCACACGAATGCACACCTACTTAGAGCACTATGTAAAAAATGGCGAGCTCAAGGATCGTGGTACCAATCCATTTGGATGGGCCAGCCATGCCATGGCTCAAACAGTGATTGATCAAGGCGTAACTGGGCGAGTTGACGAATTTTGGGGCTATGAAGTTCCGCTGTATTTTCCCGGTATATATGCTGGCACCACAGATGCCGCTGGAATGCATTTAAATGAACAAAGCATCCTGGATTACAAGCAAACAAACAAGCCCAAAAAGATTGAATGGATTGAAGATTATTTCCTACAACTCTGTGCCTATGCAGAAGCACACAACGAATTGCACGGCACCCACATCAAAAAAGGCGTAATTTTAATGTGTGTCAAGCCCGAAGTGGATGACATGGGCAATGTGCTGACTGCCCCTGAATATCAGGAATTTGTACTAGAAGGCAACAATTTTGAGAAATATCGAGCTCTTTGGTGGAGACGTGTAGAGCAGTTTTATCTGCTAAATACGTGATCGGAGAACTATAGATGGCTATTGTACAAATATCAAGAATTACCCAACGCAAAGGGTTACAGGAAAACTTACCACAACTAGCTGGTGCCGAATTTGGCTGGTCAATTGATGAACGTAGATTGTTCATTGGTAACGGTACATTACAAGAAGGTGCTCCGGTAATCGGCAACACAGAAATTCTTACAGAATTCTCAGATATTTTAGCGTTTCAAACAAACTATACATACAGCGGACAAGCGGCCACTGGATATGTAGCTCAAACAGGACCCACTGCTGGCTCACCAATAAGTCAAAGTCTGCAATCATGGTTGGATCAGTTTGCCACAGTCAAAGATTTTGGAGCAACTGGCGATGGAGTCACTGACGACACAGCAGCTATCAATCGTGCCCTGTATCAATTATATTGCAGAGAAGTAAACCCGCAAATACGTCGTGGACTGTTTTTTCCGGCCGGAGTTTACAAGGTTACAGAATCAATAGTAATTCCACCATTTGCTACCTTGTACGGCGAAGGTGCAGACAATTCAATAATTCAAATGAGTTCGGGTGATGACAGTGCTCTCAGAGCCTATGTTGCTCGCACAGGTGACAGTTTGCAACAGACAGGTGTGAACATTGGCAACAACGGAGCTATTGTTCCACAATTTGTCACAATAGCCAACATGGGATTTGAAAGTTTGGACCCTGATGTTGATGTATTTTTAGTTGAAGATATCAACAACAGTAGTTTTACAGGCGTGACATTTACAGGCCCATTGACCACAGCAGATCTTGACACAGATGCTGATGACACTGCCGGTGTTAGATTTGCCAGCACAGCAAGTTTGGTATGTAATACCATAACTTTTGATCGTTGTGTGTTCTCTGGAACTACTTATGGTATTGCCACAGAACAACAGACCAATGGTGTCACTGTTTCAAATTCAAAGTTTGATACATTGTTCAAAGGCATTGCACTTGGCATCACAAGTCCTGTAAATGGTGGGCCAACTGGTACACGAATCATTCACAACTTGTTTGACAACATCTATGCCCAAGGTATTGAGCTTGGAGTAATCAGTCTCAACGGAACTGGTCACAATATTTTCTATGACGTGGGCAACCATTTTGATGGTGTGCTACAACCTGCAACCACAATCATTGACATTGATGGCAACAACAATGTTTGTTTCGGTGACATGTTTGAACGCGGAGATAATTTTGTAAGTACGTATCCTCGTATCAACATCAATAGTCAGCAAGTCATTGCCACTACAAATGGCAAAGAAATTCAACTTGGCACATTTATTCGAGAGTCAGGATTTAGCGAGGTAGTGGTTGGTAATACAGTCAGTGTTACCACAATTGCATCATCTGCTCTAGAAGCTTTTAGTGTTGACTACAGTATCATACGTGGCACAGCCAAACGAACAGGTATAATTACTGTGGTCAATGATCTAGTAGGTAACATTGTGTATACTGATGATTTTAATCAAACAGCCACAACAGGTGTTGTGTTGACAGTGGTCAACAATGCTGGCACAGCCGATATCAAGTACACAGCAACAGCAGGTGCCAACGGCACATTTATCTATTCAATCTACTCAACACGGTAATTGATGTGGCCTATCACATTTGCCCTTAGGCTGGAATCGTGGAATGATCTCCGCGAAAGATGTCAATCTCTTCCTTTGAAACAATCATTAGAAGCCATTAATAGTTGGTGGTTTGATGTGCCTTGGCGTCCGTATTATCTACACTGGGATGATCAGGCAAATTGGCCTGATCCTTGGCAACTTTTGAGTGATAACCACTATTGTGATCTTGCAAGAGCCTTGGGAATCCTGTATACTATAACTTTGTTGGATCGTGCAGATTTAGGCGATGCAACACTGGTTTTAACAGATTCAGGTGATAATTTAGTACAGGTCGCAAAATCAAAATATATACTTAATTGGGACAGAAACACAATCGTAAATACCATCCAAGCAGTAAACATCAAGAAGCAGTTGACGCAGTCAGCAGTAAAACAGCAGTACTTATAAAAACATACGGAAGTTAAATGACGCAGATTACAGTAGTTAAACGTAGTGGGCAACGTGAGCCTCTTCACATTGAAAAGTGGCAAGCTCAGGTAGCAAAAGTCTGTAAAGGCATTGCAGACGTCAGTCAATCCATGATTGAGATCAAAGCACAATTGCATTTTTATGACGGTATTACCACAGAAGAAATTGATGGCATCACTTTGCGTGCCATTGTGGACTTGATTGATGTGGAACAGAATCCTGATGTCGGACACACAAACTATCAATACGTAGCCGGCAAACAACGATTGAGCATGTTACGCAAAGATGTATATGGCAGCTACACACCTCCGCATCTTTATGAAATTGTTAAAAAGAATGTAGCAACAGGTTTATACACACCTGAACTGCTAGAGTGGTACACAGAAGAAGACTGGAACCGCATGAATGACATCATCGATCATGACAAGGATGAAGGTTATAGTTATGCGGCCATTGAACAGTTGATTGAAAAGTATCTGGTCAAGAATCGAGCCACAAAGGAAATTTATGAAACACCACAAGTTCGTTACATGGTCGCGGCAGCAACTGTGTTTCATCGCGAGGAACCTAATGCCTCTAGAATGCGCTACATCAAAGAATATTACAACGCGGCTAGTGACGGTCTTTTTACTTTGGCTACTCCTGTGCTGGCTGGCCTGGGCACACCCACTAAGCAGTTCTCAAGTTGTGTGCTTATACGCAGTGACGATGATCTTGACAGTATTTTTGCTTCGGGAGAAATGATGGCCAAGTATGCCAGCAAACGTGCTGGCATTGGTTTAGAAATTGGAAGACTACGGCCGTTGGGCAGTCCCATCCGCGGTGGTGAGATTATGCACACAGGTATGATTCCTTTTTTAAAAAAATGGTTTGGAGATTTACGTAGTTGTTCACAAGGTGGTATTAGAAATGCGTCAGCCACTGTGTTCTATCCAATTTGGCATCATCAGTTTGATGATCTTATTGTACTTAAAAATAATCAAGGCACAGAAGAAACTCGGGTTCGTCACATGGACTATGGGGTCGTGCTGAGTGCTTTTTTCTGGCGCAGATTTAAAAACAAAGAAAAAATTACGTTCTTTGATCCCAATGAAGTTCCGGACCTTTACCAAGCGTTCTACGCCAACACTGAGTTGTTTGAAGAACTCTATGTCCGATATGAAAAACGCACAGACCTCCGCAAGAAAACCATGGCCGCAGAAGATGTGTTCAAAGGCGGCATCCTTAAAGAACGCACAGACACCGGACGTATCTATCTAGTGTACATTGACAATGTGGCCAAACAAGGTCCTTTTGATCCTGAGTTCCACACAATCTATCAATCAAATTTGTGCTGTGAAATCTTATTACCAACCAAATCATTCAAGCGATTAGATGATGATCAGGGACGTATTGCTCTTTGTACACTGGGATCAATCAATTGGGGCGCTTTCCGCAATCCAGAGGATATGCGCCGGGCTTGTCGTATCCTCCAGCGTAGTCTTTGCAACATTCTTGATTACCAAGACTTCTTGAGCATTCAATCAAAACTCAGCAATGATGAAATACAACCCCTGGGTATCGGTATCACAAACTTGGCTTATTGGCATGCCAAGCGTAGTCTTATCTATGGAGAAAAGGATGCACTACAAGAAGTCAAATCATGGATGGAACATCAAGCATACTACTTGACCGAAGCCACCGTTGAATTGGCCCAGGAGCGTGGCGCTTGTTTGCATTCTGACAAGACTAGATACGGACAGGGTACATTTCCATGGGAACTGCGTGCTCAAGGTGTCAATGAACTGGCCGACTTTGCTCCAGAACTAGATTGGGAAACTCTACGTACCAGCATGAAACAACATGGTGTGCGTAATGCTACGCTGATGGCTGTGGCTCCGGTTGAGTCAAGCTCAGTTGTGATCAACTCAACCAACGGTATTGAACTGCCCATGAGTTTAATCACTGTGAAAGAAAGCAAAGCCGGTAGTCTGACACAGGTTGTACCAGAGTATCACAAACTAAAGAACCGGTATCAGCTGATGTGGGAACAAAAGGATTGTGACGGCTATTTAAAAACAGCCGCAGTAATTGCTGCCTATGTTGATCAATCAATCAGTACCAACACATTCTACAATCCAGCACACTTTGCGGATCGTAAAGTGCCAACTACACTAATTGCCCGGAATTTGATGCAAGCACATCACTGGGGATTAAAAACATTCTACTACAGCTTGATCAACAAAGCCGGCAGTAAATCCAACAACACTCAGCCCAACAATGTTCAGGCAATGGAACCAATTGACTTCGATGATCAAGATGATTGTGAAAGTTGCAAACTTTAATAAAGGAAACAAAATGAAAAAATTATTATTTGTGTTAGCGTTACTGACACTCAATGTTCAGGCAAAAGATACTCCAGGTATCACAACTTGTGATGGAGAATATGCATTGTGTGCCGCAAGTACTTGCAAGCCTACCAACAAAACCATCACAGGTAACAACGGTGTGGCGTATCCCGAGGTAGAATGCCGTTGTCCTATTCTAAACGGCCGTGCCATTGCTGAGACCACAGCCGGCAACATGAAAGGCTCATGCACACCCACTGATAGCAAACATGTGTGGAGTTTGTTTGCACCCAAACTGTTTTACCCACAAGAAGCCAACAACTTTAGTTCATTGCCCTGGAAACAAAAAGTCACTGTACAAAAATGCGATGCCAGCTTGAATCTTGGCGCACAAAGTAGCAATTGCTTTAGTTGGAATTGTGTTAAAGGTGCAGATGGCATAGCAGTATGTTCATGCCCCACTGGTCAAGTGCCACCGGCAACATCATTCTTGACCGAAGCCGGACAAGGCAATTCAGAAGCATGCGCTCAATATCCAGTGAGTTTACCACTCAAGGCCCAAGACAAAGCTGAAGCTAAAGGAAAGAAATGAACAATATCAAATTAGGATTTTTAGCAGTATTATTTGCTGTAGGCAGTGCCATGGCAGATGATGCACCAACAACATTACTAAGCTCTGGAACCATAAGCCCTTATGTGGCTCAACGGAATGGACTATTCATGGCTGCAGATTTTCTTGCAGCAGTTCCTGGCAACACACGATTTGAAATAAGCACACAGCCATGGATGGATACTTCAAACAACACCGTGGTCATTGCAAAGATGCCATTTGTGAGCGGTACCAAATATGCCAAAGACTATGCCAAGGAAGGCAGTGTGTTCGCTATAACCGAAGATGCCAAGTATCGTTATTTCGTAGGCAATGGATTACCAAACACTGCCATGGGCGACTTTCCTGTGCAACCTGGCACGCCTGCTTACAAGTATTATCAGGCTGCTCCGGGCGGACACGATTTTAGAACAGGCTTTCCTGGACATGACTATTCCAGTGCCGCGGCCATTGGCGTCAGTCCTTATGAGTTAAATATTCAACTACCTAAATATCCCAAGCTAAGTGCCAAGCCAAATCCCATTGCTGCATTGCCAATTGGGGTCACACTCACAGGCACAGTATGGCACGCTGAGATTGCAAACGCCAGTAGCACAGCATGGTATCCGCCAGCTTCAATCTTGCCCGTCGACCAATGCTGGGGACATCCTTATGCTCAACAGTATCACCTACATGGCTATAGCTGGAAATGTTTTCCTAATCAAGGAACAGAAGGACATTCACCCTTGTTTGGTTATGCCCTAGACGGATTTGGTATCTATGGTCCCAGAGGCAATGATAGCAAGATGGTCACCAACGACCAACTGGATGAATGTCATGGACATACTCATCCGGTGATGTGGGACGGCAAGATGCAGAATATCTATCACTATCACTTGAACCGTGAATTTCCATATGCCGTTGGTTGTTTTAGAGGCGAAGTCAACTATGACCAAGCCCTAGGGTCAGCTGATATGAGGACACACAACAAACCTCATGGAGCACCCGGCAAAGGCAAAGCCCACGACCATAAGAGTCACGGGCCAAAAGGTATCATTGCAATTCCAATCGGAGCATTTCAATGAGTAAACAACAATACAATTTAAATACCAAAACAGATTATCTACATCGCAAGATGTTTTTGGATCCAGCTGGTCCAGTTACTATACAACGCTTTGAAGAAGTAAAATATCAAAAGATTGTAAAATTTGAACAAGAAGCTCGTGGTTTCTTTTGGGTTCCAGAAGAAGTATCGTTGACCAAAGATGCAGCAGATTTCAAAGATGCCTCTGACACAGTGCGTCATATCTTTACCAGTAATCTGTTGCGTCAGACAGCATTAGATAGTTTACAAGGTCGTGGACCAAGTCAAATCTTTACACCTGTGATAAGTTTACCAGAACTGGAAGCACTGGTCTACAACTGGACGTTCTTTGAAACCAACATTCACAGTCGTAGTTACAGTCACATTATTCGTAACGTTTACAATGTGCCCAAGGATGTGTTCAACACCATTCACGATACCAAAGAAATTGTTGACATGGCGTCGAGTATTGGATTGTACTATGACCGGTTACATGTGATCAACTGCCAAAAAGAATGTGGTATAAAAGTTGATGAACGCGAACACATTCGAGCAATCTGGTTGGCACTCAATGCCAGCTACGGCCTAGAAGCGTTCCGCTTTATGGTTAGCTTTGCTACAAGTTTGGCCATGGTAGAAAATCGCATCTTTATTGGCAACGGCAACATCATTGGGTTAATTTTGCAAGACGAAATCTTGCACAAGGACTGGACAGCATTTTTGATCAATCAGGTGGTCAAAGAAGATCCTCGATTCTTGGCAGCCAAAGTAGAATGCGAAGCGGAAGTGTATCAAATGTACCAAGATGTTATACGTGAAGAAAAACAATGGGCCGATTACTTGTTTAACCGAGGCCCGGTGATTGGTCTCAACGCCAACATTCTCAAAGAGTTTGTGGATTATACAGCGTTGGGTGCGCTCAAAGAGATTGGTATCAAATATCAAACTCCTGCACCAAAGACCACTCCAATTCCGTGGTTCAACAAGCACGTGAATACCAGCAACAAACAAACAGCCTTACAAGAAAACGAATCAACAAACTATGTAATTGGTGTTATGTCAGACACACTTGACTACGACGCATTACCTAGTTTATAATAACAAACAGGAGAAGATTATGAAAGCAGTAGTATGGTCAAAGTATCACTGTCCTTATTGTGACCAAGCAAAAGCATTGCTAAAACAACAAGGCATTGCGTTTGAAGAAAAGAAAATTGGTGATGGATATACCCGAGAAGATTTGTTAGAAGCAATACCCACCGCCCGCACAGTTCCTCAAATCTTTTTAGATGGTGAGTTAATTGGCGGATTTACAGAACT